ACCATCTGGATTAAATGCTATTCCCAACTATGGCGTTGGGTACATTACAAGCACTTCGCAAACTGCTTTTTCTGGGTTTAGTGGCATACCGTTTTATACAAACCAAGCAGAACGGATGCGTATTGACTCTAGCGGCAACGTGGGGATTGGTACTACTACGCTTAACGGAAAACTAAATGTTTTAACGGCAACAGATTCTAAGTTAATTTTTAATGATGGCTCTACAACAGGTAATGTGCGTTTAGAAGCAGTCAACAATGCTTATTCTGCTTACAAGCCACTTGAGACAAATGGAAGTATTCAAATATTTGCCACAGGCGCTACAGAACGGATGCGTATTGACACCAGCGGCAACGTGGGGATTGGTACTACTTCGCCAAGCAGCTACGGAAGATTGACCGTAAACGATACAGCAGCAAAAAGTGTCTATGTTCGCTCTTCCTCAACAAACTTTTCCGGTTTGCTTTTGGAAAACACAAACTCTGCAACCAAATGGCAATTAGGCGTTGAAGGCGGCGCATTTAACACTGCTGGTCTGCTTAACATTGGTATTGATGGTGTTGGCTCGAAGATGACCATTAACTCCAGCGGCATTGTTACTATGAGTGCTTATGGTGCTGGTGCGGCAACATTTTCAGCTTCTGGTGTTATATCTTCTGTTTCTGATGAAACATGGAAAATCAAAGACGGTGCGCCTATTGACCCTGATTCCATGCTTAACAAGTTAGAGCCTGGATATTGGTACTACAACGATGAAAGGAAAGAAACTTTTGGAACTGATAGGCAGTTAGGTTTTTACGCTCAAAACGTAAATGCTGCCATCGGCCCAGAAGCAGCACCAATTCCAGAAGAAGGAAAGCCGTGGGGTTACTATGACCGTTCTGTTTTGGCGGTAACTGTTATGTCTTTACAAAAAGCACTTGCAACAATTGAATCACTAACCGCCCGTATCGTGGCGCTGGAGTCTAAGTAATGGAATTCCAGCCAATGTTCAACTTTATCGGTGGCGCGATCCTGGTCGCCGTTGGCTGGTGGTGCAAAGAGATATGGGATTCTGTCAAGACATTAAAAGAAGACATCAAGCAGATTGAGATTGATCTGCCAATGAACTACGTTAGAAAGTCAGACATTGAGATCCGCCTGGACAAGATAGATGCGACATTGGAGCGAATTTTCGACAAATTGGAAAACAAGGCTGACAAGTGAGTGCGCTGGCTTATTCCACTATTCATCTTGTCGCTGGTGTACGGCGCGACAGCAAAGCGCGAGTGCAGCGTATCCGATTTTTTGAATATTGCGTACAGTACGCATGATCCGAAAGAACGGTCAAATAGGATTTGGGATTGGTTGGATGAATCAGGGCCGGTATGTACCAAGGAGCAGCTAACGCTGCTCTACTCCAATCTGGGTGGCATACTGGGCAACGCCGACAGCATTAAAGTCCGCTCAAAGATTGAGCAGTTGTACGAAAGGGCAAAGTGATGGACGCAAAAGACCGGTTGATTTACTGGGTGACAATGATGGTGACCGCCACCCTTTGCTCTGTGGTCGTTGTGCTTATCGGTGCGCTTGTCCACGGCCTGTTTGTCAAGGAAGTGGACAACACCAAGATTTTTGAAATCATTGGCCCCGCGTTCCAGACCATCGTGGGCGGCTTGATTGGCTGGCTGTCTGGTCTGAAGGTCGGCAGCCATATGGACGAAATCAAAGTAGGAGAAACAAATGGCACTTGATCCCGTATCCGCACTTCTTGACATTGGTGGCAAAGTCATGGACAGGCTGTGGCCTGATCCTGCACAAGCTGCTGCTGCAAAGATGGAACTGTTTAAATTGCAGCAGTCCGGTGAACTGTCAATCATTGCTGGACAGTTGGACATCAACAAGGCCGAAGCAGCAAACCCCAGCATCTTTGTATCTGGCTGGCGACCCGGTATTGGGTGGGTCTGTGGCGCAGGCTTTGCTGTCCAGTTTGTTATTGGCCCTCTTGCTGAGTGGGGCAGTGCGCTCTACGGTCATCCTGTGAAGTTCCCTCAGATGGATATGGGTACGATGATGCCGCTCATGCTAGGGATGCTTGGTTTGTCCGGTATGCGTACCGCTGAAAAAATCAACGGCGTGGCGGCAAAGTGAATCTAACAGAACACTTCAGTCTTGAAGAACTAACGGTAACCGACCACCGTGAGTTTGACAATACTCCTAGCGCGTTTGAGAGAGCAAATCTTGTACGACTTGCGGGTCTTCTTGAGCGTGTCAAAACTGCCTTGGGGGGTGTTCCGGTCATGGTCAACTCTGCGTATCGCAGTAAAGCAGTCAATGACGCGGTGGGAAGCAAAGATACTAGCCAGCATCGTCTTGGTTGCGCTGCTGATATTCGCGTGCCTAGCCTTACTCCTGACCAGGTTGTGAAAGCTATCATGGCCGCCAAACTTCCTTACGACCAACTGATACGAGAATTTGACCGCTGGACGCACATTTCTATCCCTAACACATTGAACGGAACCCCAAGGGGACAAGTTCTAATCATTGACAAGGCTGGCACTCGCCCATACGCTTAACATGGCAGACTACAGCGGTCAGATCACAACGCCAGCGCAGCCGAATCTTGGCAATCCTGGCGAGGTGTATGACCGCCTGTACTTTAGCCAGACATTCAGCAACATAGGCATCTACGCCAACCGCATCACAAACGCTTTGGCAGCGTTGTTCGGGCCGCGTGGGGGTAAGTACCTCAATGCTCCATATGGCGCGTTCCAGGACTCCACAGACCAGGTCGCGGCTAACACCACAACGGCCTACGCCGTCACCTTTGACACCACCGACTTCAGCAACGGCGTCACTCTCTCAAACTCATCCAGGCTGAACGTATCGCAGTCGGGAATCTACAACGTACAGTTTTCTATCCAGTTTACGAACACGACAAATTCATCCCAAGACGTTGACGTTTGGTTTAGAAAGAATGGCACGAACATTGACAAGTCAAACTCAAGGTTTGGGTTTGCACCCAGAAAAGGCGCTGGCGATCCGTTTCACACAATTGCAGCAATAAACTATTTTGTAAGCCTTAACGCAAACGACTATGTGGAGATCATGTGGCGGCCTACTGATATCGGAGTGTCGATTGAGCAGTATCCGGCAGGCACTTCTCCAACCAGACCAGCAGTACCGTCTGCCATCGTTACACTGTCGTTTGTCTCCAACCTATCGGTGTAATCATGGCACTCATACCTCTCAAGATCCCCCCAGGCGTCTACCGTAACGGCACTGAGTACCAGGCAATGGGTCGCTGGTACGACTCCAACCTGGTTCGCTGGTTTGAAAACACTCTGCGACCCATTGGTGGGTGGCGGGTGAAGTCCACGTCTGCCATGACGGGTAAGTGCAGAGGTTTTATCGCCTGGCGTGACAACAGCGCAAACCGTTATGCGGCTGCTGGCACTCAGTCCAAGCTGTACGCGATGAATGCCAGTGGTGTTTTGAAGGACATCACGCCTACTGGATTCACCACTGGATCTGCTGATGCTACCGGCACGACAGGTTACGGATACTGGACATATGGCAGTCTTTCCTATGGCACTGCGCGGCCAGATGTTGGATCAGTTCCGGCCACTACCTGGAGCCTGGACACCTGGGGTGAGTACCTGGTAGCGTGCAGCAGCACCGACGGGAAGCTGTACGAGTGGCAGCTAGGGTTCACAACGCCTACGCTTGCCGCTGTCATCACCAACGCACCAACAAGCTGCGCGGCTCTGCTGGTAACCAACGAGCGCATTCTGTTTGCTTTGGGAGCATCTGGGAATCCGCGCCTGGTGAAGTGGTCGGACCAAGAGAACAACACGACCTGGACGGCGGCAGCCACCAACCAGGCTGGCGACTTTGAGATAGCATCAGTCGGGAATCTCAGGTGCGGAAAGCGCGTGCGAGGAGTCAACATCCTATTCACTGACGTGGACGCGCACGTCGCTAGTTACATCGGCCTGCCATACGTCTACAGTTTTGAGAAGATTGGCAGCGGGTGCGGCGTCATCTCCTCGCAGGCGGTTGCGGCCATCGACACCTCCGCGATGTGGATGAGCCAATCGGGATTTTGGTCCTACGACGGGTTCGTTAAGCCTATGCAGTGCGATGTTGGAGACTACGTATTCAACAACATCAACTACGCCCAGGCGTCCAAGGTCTACGCCGTCCACAACTCTACCTATGGCGAAGTAACCTGGTTCTACCCGTCTCTGCCCTCTACTGAAAATGACTCATATGTCACCTACAACTACCGTGAGGGGCATTGGGCTATTGGAATGATGGCTCGCACTGCTGGAACTGATAGAGGCGTATTTACTAACCCGCTATTTGTCAGCACCGACGGGTACATCTACGACCACGAGGTCGGCTACACATACGACTCGGTGGCTCCTTACGCGCAGTCCGGCCCGATTGAACTTGGGAACGGCGATAACGTCATGGCTGTCAGATCGGTAATCCCAGACGAGCAGACTTTGGGCGAGGTTGCCATCTCATTTACGGCAAGGCTCTACCCGACATCAACAGAAACAAGCTACGGCCCGTTCAGTGCAAAGGCTCCAACCGACACCAGGTTCTCAGGACGGTCAGTAAAGATGAAGGTGACAGGAAGCGTCTTGCAAGATTGGCGGGTCGGCGTGATGCGCCTGGAGGCCACGACAGCAGGGAAACGGTAATGGAGGATTTCTGGCGGTTGGCACAACACGTCCAAGCGGCTTTAGAATACTCGGAAGGAACCCACACTCTTCAAGATGTTGCGCAGGGTGTAGAGGTAGGACGATTCCAGCTATGGGCTGGGATCAATAGCGCAGTCATAACTGAGATCATTGTCTATCCGCGACTCAAGAATCTGCACTATTTTCTTGCTGGCGGCGACCTAGATGAACTCAAGCTGATGCGACCACACATCGAGTCTTGGGGAAAGCAGAATGGTTGCACGCGAGTAACTTTGGCTGGCCGTAAAGGTTGGGCGAAGACATTTTTGCAAGATGAGGGATATGCCCCGAAGTGGCATATTCTTAGCAAGGAGTTGTAGATGGACCCATGGGATTTTAGACAGCAAGTGATGCTTGGTGGAGGCAATGCGCCTATCCTTGGTCCATTTGATCCTGCTACTGGTCAGCAAAGTGCAGCAGCAACTAGCCCAGAGGATTTCAGACAACAGGTTTCAATGGGTGGTGGGTACGCGCCTATCTTGGGTAATTTTGACCCAACTAGACAGCAGACGGCTGCATCTATACCTAGTACTTCTTCTACCTTTAGTTCGTCATACCCGACAACAATGGCAGCACCTGCTGCATCCGCCACAAGCTACCGCTACAGTCCAAGCACTTCTACCGGAAAACGTAATCGTTACGCTGAGATCATGGCTCAATTTGGACAGTCTCAGCCGTTTTCGTTCTTTGGTATGCCATCCGGTGGATTTAACCCTTATGCACCCGACTATACCGGAGGATTTACGCCGTACAAGCGCTTGGTCACGCCACAGCCTATCGTGAATCCAATTCAGCCTACAGTGCCAATGGTTGGTGGTGCTGGCGGTGGTGGCGGCTATGCCAACAGCCCAGAAGGTCGCGCAGCAAGAGAATCGTATTTTGACAATATGACTGACGAACAAAGAGCAGCGCATCTTGCCACCAATGAAGCCATAGGTGAATTTATTGATAAAGGTGCAAGAGTTATTACACCAGGAGGACTGTTGGAGTCATTGTTTGGATCAGAAGAAAGCACAGGTGGTCCATCAAGAATGCAATCCCCCGCCGCTGCTATTGCAAAATCAACAGAAGAACACGCAATACAAGCTGCAAATTCCGAAGCATATAAAACCTATGCCCCACCACAAGACCCTGCACAGATGAAAGAAGCATTAGGCCGTTATGTGCGAATATCTCCAGTTGACCAATTTGCTCCTGGTTATGTAGCTCCTGTAGTCGCACCAGTACCAGCCCCTGCTCCTCCAGCCCCTGTTGCCCCACCTCAGCAAATGATGACTGTTACAGAACGCTTTCAGCCGACGGAAAGCGATAATATTCCTCCAGGCGGCACTGAAGGATGGAGCAAAGTGGCAATAGGTAAGGGTGAGTATGCGTATACCCGTCCAGTGAGCGTTGCTGTTGATAGGTTTACCGACAGTGAGGGAAATTTTGACTTTAGCGCACTCCGAAGAGCAGGGCTTTCAATATCAGGTATCGGCGGTGGGCAAGGTAGTTCTGGTGGTGGATACACGGTAGGTGGATACGCACCTGGTTCACAGGCTGCATCGGCTGCTGCATCGGGTACGGTTGGAGGATATGGACCTGGTACACCAGGGTTTAATGGTGGCATGAGTGGCTTTGCACAAGGAGGTCACGTCTCCATGATGCACTTGCAAGGCCCTAACCCAATGGGTCCAGATGATGGATATGGCGCTCTCAAGGATGGAGAATACGTCATCAACGACAAGGCTGTGAAGAAGTACGGTATTGAGTTGATGAACGCCATCAACTCGGGCAAGATTTCAAAGGGTAAGCTACGCGGCTTGCTCGAAATGTAAGGAGAAACGATATGTCTAAAGGCGGCGCATCCGGTAGCACTACTGCAACCACATCCATTGACCCTGATCTGAAGGCGGCTTATCTCGCCAACATCGGCCAGGCTCAGAGCGTAGCAGGCGCGTTACCGGTACGGCAATTTGCTGGGTTCAATCCGCTGTACACGGCGGGTGAGCAGCAAGTCACAAACGAGGCTCTGAACCCGTTCACTGGCGAGTCCATCCAGCAGTTCATGAACCCCTACGAGAACGAGGTGGTTCAGCGTTCACTTGCTGACGTAGGCGGTGCATTAGACATTCAGCGACTCAAAGACCGGCAGGCTGCTACAGCGGCACGCGCTTTTGGTGGATCACGCCAGGGAGTGCAGGAGTCACTCACAAACGCCGCTGCACTAAAGCAGGCGGCTGATACTGCTGCGCAGTTGCGTGCATCTGGTTACGGCCAGGCGGCTCAGTTGGCGCAGTACGCCAAGGGCGCGAACATCTCAGGCGGCCAGACGGTCATGGGCCTGGGCGGTGCGCGTCAGCAGTTGGAGCAGGCTCAGTTGGATGCCCTGCGCAACATCGGCCTGGAGAAGTTGCAAATTGCAACTGGTGGACTCAGCACCCAGCTACCAAACCTCGGCATGACCCAGACGCAGCCGTACTACCGAAACCAGACTGCTGGCGCTTTGGGCGGTGCTGCTGCTGGTTACCAGTTCGGTGGACCAATCGGTGCTGGCATCGGTGGTCTGCTTGGATACTTTGGATAAGGGGAACAGAATGGCAACACTGTCAGATTTCTATTATGGTGATCCATACACATTTAACCCATTAAGCCAGTATTACCTTGGTAGTGGGGTTGGAGCCACAAGGTTCAATCAGAACTATCGCCCAACGACTAGGTTTATGTCACGCGGGAAAGGTCCTGAGAGTTTATATCTCAACAATATGGGAGTTTTCGCTCCTACCCAAATGGGAGACTTTACTCCTAGCGCGGGACTGATGGGTGAGATGCAGCCACTTTCTGCGCAGCCTCGAGTGCAACCAGTGCCACAAGTAGCACTGCAATCTGAACAGCCTATGGAAGCGCAACCTCAGACATTTGAGCAGGCATATGGTGGACAGCAACCACAGCGCACACTCGGCCTGCTTGGTGATATGTTTGGCGGTGCATCCGCGCTGGACGAGTACATGACGCCAGAGCAAAAGGCGCAGCTACAGAACCAGGGCGTATTGTCAGCGGCTATGCAACTGCTTGCGGCATCAGGCCCAAGCCGAACGCCAGTAGGACTCGGCCAGGCGCTTGGTGAGGCTTATGGTGCTGGTCAGAAGGGCTACACGGCAGCGCAGCAGAATCTGCTTACGAGCATGGCAGCCAAGCAGAAGATGGATGAGTACAAGCGTGAATTGGAAACTCAGAAATCATTCCAGCAGTGGCTTACTGGTGGTGGAGGTGGTGAAATTGCTACGCAACCTACTGCTGCCATTACGCCAGATCAGGCTATCAATGCACCAGGATTACCCGCTGATCCTACAGTAGCACGCGCTGCAATGATCGGCGCTCCTAGTGCTGCAATGCCTGCTGTATCAGCACTATCTGGTGCTGCATTGCTTACTCCAGAACAGAGAATGCTTGTATCCAAGTTACCAGCTAAGGAAGGATACAAAGAAGCTGTTCGCATGATTGAACAGAATAAGGAATACATTGGCGAACCTAAAACAATGACTATTGATGGTCAAAGTGTCACTGTTAGGTACAAAAAGATGGGTGGATATGACGTTTTACCTAATGTCGTAATTCCAGAGGCAACTCCTGATGACATCAAAAAATTGAAGGCTGTTGGATTGGCTCCTACATTAGAAAACTTGCAAAAATTGCATCCAGAAGGAACTCCAAACGAAATCAAGATATTGCGTGATCTTGGATTGCCACTAACTCTTGATAGCGTAATTAAGTTACGTCAAGCTAGTGCAGCGCAGCAAAATGTAAAAGTTGACACTGGTGAAAAGGTAAGAGCAGGAGAAATCAACAAAGATATTGTTGGTCAAATGGGTGCTATGACAGAGCAAGCCAGATCAGCTAATGAAACTCTTATGAATGTTGACAGGATTTTGCCTGCGCTTGATAAAGCCATTACAGGGCCATTGGCAGATTACCGAACTACTCTTACCCGAATAGGTCAGCAATTTGGCATTGTTGGCAAAGATGCTAACGAGATTCTTTCTAAGACTCAGACTTTAGTGCAAGGACTTGCGCAACAGGAACTTACAGCAGCCGGTCAAATGAAGGGCCAGGGTGCTATCACTGCACCAGAACGTGAATTGCTACGTCGTGCAGCGGTTGGAGATCAGAATATGAGTGCTGCTGAGTTGCGTACTGCATTACAGACTGCACAACGAGTCGCACAGTATCGTATTGGTCAGCATAAAGAATATCTCGGTAAATTTTCTGCATTGCCTGGATCTGAGCAGTATGTACCTTTCTACACTATTACGCCATATCAACCTGCTGGTGGTGGCAATGCAGTTCAAAGTGCAATTGATGCTGAGTTAGCTAAACGCGCTCAGACACAACGTGGAGGTGGAATGCGATGAGCGATGGACTAGGCCAATTCACTGACGAGCAGTTACGCAAGGCGCAGGCCGGTGACTTCTCAGGTTTCACCACCGACCAACTCATGGCTCTGAGAACTGCGCTGACTACTCCAGCAGCAGCACCAGTAGCGCAGCAGGCTCCAGCACCAGTTGAGCCTCAACGAGTGCGCTCTATGGCGCAAGGTTTGCTGTTGGGTGGTGCTGACGAGGCAGAGGCGTATCTGAGATCGCTGGCTGGTGAGAACTACGACGCTGCACTTGCAGACATTAGGGCTAAGACTCAGGCATACCAGAAGGCAGAGCCAGGTGCTGCACTTGGATATGAGGTAGCTGGCGGTTTGCTGCCTACTGCTGCCGCTTTGGTGATGCCTGGGGCGCAAGTTGCTGCACCGACAGCCATAGCGCGTACAGCGCCATTGATTTCTCGGTTAGGTGGCATAGCAGCACGCGGCGCTGGAATCGGTGGTGTTACAGCATTTAACACCGGAGAATCTGACGTGATAGACAGACTGTCTCGCGTCCCTATGGGTGCGGCAGTTGGTGCTGTAGCGGCTCCAGTTGTGTCTGGAGTTATTGGTGGCGGTGGCTATGTCGTTGACAAGTTGATGGACTCTGCGCGTCGCCTAACCGGAGACCGTGGTGCGAAGATCGTTGAGACCGAGATCCAGCGGATTGTCAAAGAGTCAGGTATGACACCAGACCAAGTGGTGCAAGGCATCATCAGCGGAAATATTATGGCTGAGAACGCCACCATGTCGATGGCAGTGCGTGGTATGTACGCCAAGGGTGGAGAGGCAGCTACAACTATCCAGAAAGGCATTGAGGGCCGTCCTGACCTATTGCGTGGTCTTGCAGTGTCTGAAATGCAGCAGAAGCTGGCCGGTCAACCTGGCAATGTCATGGCGCAGTACAAGCTGTCTGATGCGGCTGCAAAGCAAGTCGAAGAAGAGGCGTACACCAATGCCTTTGGCAAGGGTGGCGTCATATCCCCACTGCTGCTGTCAGGTTTGACAGATGCACTCAAGCGTTCTCCTCAGTCTGTGAAGAACATCAATGAGTTGTATGTGGCTCAGACAGGAAAGAAACCATTCTTCTCATTCAATGCATCTGGCGATGTTGAGTTCAGTCGCGCACCTACGCTAGAGGATGCAGAGATCATTCGCCGTGGCATTCAGACATCAGTCAATGAGGCTTATACCGGTGGTCGTGGCGCTGTAGGAGAGGCGCTCAAGAATGTTGAGGGTTCACTACGCGCTGCAATTGACAGTTCTTCCAAAGCACTGGCAGATGCACGCGCCCAGGCTGCTGCACGACGTTCTACCCGTGACGCATTTGCAGAAGGACGCAAGATATTCGGGAAGAGCGCAGACGAGGCTGAGATCTACTTCAATGACCTGATAAGCGATCCTGCATCAGTTAGTGCATTGCGTGCTGGCGTTATGGACGCACTGCGCAACAAGATGAGTACCGGCCAGCGTGCGTCGATGATGGCAACACTCTCAAACCCTGAATCTAAAGAGGGGCGTATCCTGCGCACCATTTACCCGCAAGATGACTTGCAGGCTATTTTGTCCAGGATTGAACTGGCGGCGCAGTCTCAGCGCACTAAGAATGTTGTCCTTGGTGGGTCTACCACCGCACCTACCCAGGGCCAAGCTGCTAGAGTAGGAATGGACATATCAGCGGAAGAGTTGATGAATATCACCAACCCCATGACGGCCATGCGGGTCCTCGGAAAGTTCATCAACAAGCAGGCTCCTAACCTTAACGAAGAGCAGCGCAATGCAGTCGCCAAGGTGATGGTGTCCAGCGATCCGCAACTGGTGCAGAAAGCTATCATCGACAATAGCGCGATGGCACTGCTACAGCAGAAAGTTAATACAGCCGTCAAGCTGATTGGAACACAGGCTGGAAGACGTGCTGCTTACATGGGCGCAGAGCGAATTCCAACGTCAACCACTGGACTACTTGGGGATTGAGTAAAAAGCCGCCATCAGCGGATCAACCTTGATCTTCCTACGCTTGCCACGCTCACGCGCCAAGCGAAAGTCTTTCTCTTCTGGAGACTCACGCTCACGCACCCGCTGCACGCGCTCATACCCTGAGTAAGCCGCAGGACGTGGGGCGTCGGTCCCTATGCCCCAGGCGTAGACCC